GAGAAGCCAAAAGGGCCTCAATCCCACCCAAAAGGGTACGATCAGGTTGATCCTTCAACGGCATAACGTTCCCAACATCCCGAGTTTCTGGAGCAACCGGAACATTAACTGGCGGCACAAAGGTCTGTGCTGGAACTGATGTACCAAAATTGAACACACTATTCAATGACACTGGCATGGTCGCCGGTGCCACTGGTGCGCCAAGCCTAGCTTTACGAGCTAGCTTCGCCACTTTCTTCTGATCTTTATGCCTTTTCTCAAGTTCTTCGGTACGTTTTTTCTCATCTTTCCAAGCCACACTAAGATTTTGCAGAACACTCTTAGAAGCTTTGGCCTTCCGCGCCTTCTCATAGGCAACTCGTGCGATCCGCTCACGTTCATGAGCCTGGTCCATTTCGACACCTTGGTGCGCGACCAAATCCTCCACCGAGGAATCATAAGTCATACGTTCACCAGTTCGCTTCACAACCACCCGCTTGAACACATCAAAGCTAGCATTCTCAATGGTTGCCGTGTCAAAATCACGCAAAGAATTATCATCCTCCCACAAAAGGTTGTCCACGTTCATCAACGATGCATGACCTCTAGAAATGGGAATATCAGATAATTGCGAAACCTCAAGTTTGGTCCATACTCCGAACTCATCCTTGTACACCAATGTATGGCCAACCATTGTCAGTTGACCCATTAAAATGCTCTCAGACAAGCCCAGTATGTTATAACGCAAATCCTTTCGCGAATACACAGTGAATGTAGGACACTTCTCAGCGTGGCAGTTTTTAAGATCAAACCACAATCCACGCCAAAAACCTCCAATCATTTTCGCCATCGTAGGGAGATCTTTAACAATCCCCATCAAATTGCGAATATACTGGAGAGTCCTTCCATCCGGAATACACATCCATGCGACACTGTTGGCTGAATCAAAGAGCTCTGAAAGACCAGGCCCTTGATTATTCTGTTTCAGCTCGGCTTTCTTTTCCTTAACAGTGCCTTTCCGTGGAGCATAAACACGAGCCGTTGCATAAGTCACACTTGCAGTAACAACCATCGTGAAAAAAGTCCACCCGACCATTAAGTAGCCGATCCCTTCAAGACCAAAGATCGCTAACAAAACAGCCATCACCCGTAATATATACT